CAATATGATATTGCTAGACAGTGGATCACTGCCCGCGGGGTACCCGTCCCGGAGAATTTCCCTCTTGTCGCCGAATATCTTCGCCGTTCTGGAACAAATGTCACGGATGCGCCTCCAAAGCATCTAGGACATCCTTTGTCCCATTGTTGTCGCGAGATAGGATTACATACTGTGATCAAAGCCGAAGGTGGATGGAGGGACCAGGATGCTCCCGCAAGTCTCCACATCTTGTCATATTATGGTTCTCCCAATCGCGATAAACGTTCTGAACACACTACTCGAACTTGGTCAGTGAAGGTCACTTGCGCACCCGATTTGCCGGTGGAAGGAGACCTCGCCAGGGGGACCGAAGGGCGTGAGCCACTCGATCCTAATACAATGTTCTCTCACTTGTATATTTGTGACGTGTATTCAGATGGACCCGAAGGTAGGGCTTTATCTCCAGCCACAGTTCTCAAGCTGTTACGCCAAACGTCCAGTGCTACTGGTTATGTTTTGACTCGCGTGTTCTTGGGAATTGCAGGCGCTGATGAAGTAGTAGATTATCGTGGGCCGACTGAAGGGGTGTGGATTCGACAAAATGATCGTATCCATTTTTCTCCCGAGGTCGGTGGTCAATTGTGTCCTCCTCACCCTGACATCAATTGGATTTTACAGAGACGCGTTCGAACCTCAGATGGTCTGTTAGATATAGCAGAGGTCCAAGCAATTGGACCCTATCGGCTATTCAAGGTCAGTATAGGTCACGCCAATGCTGTGCAAATCCCTGATGTCTTGCTGCCTCCAGGGGCAATTGAGGAAGTCACGGTAGATGTTGGTCTTCTCGGTGACCTGGCGTTCCGCCTATCACAATGGCCTTCATTACGGTCCTTGGTAGACAGAGTTGTTGACATGGTAAGTCATAAACGCACACTGCGTGTTGCCATGTGTACCTACAACGCTCATGCTCTAAAATATGCCGTCAAACTACCATCAGGAGTCACCATGGATTCCTGTTTAATTGAAGTTTCCCGCGATATAGCTGCAAATCCGGTCTTACTAAGTCTCCACAAGCGGTTTCCAGGAGAGATGCGTCGTATAGCTTTAGATACGGCGACTGCGTTGCTCTACGGTTCGAGAATCGAATCCGTGACGCAGTTTGGTAAGATGCGAAAAGCCCATGTAGAATATGAAACAGCCTTAGTGCAAACTCGTCAGCGAGACCCCTTGTCCTCCCCTCCTGCTTCTTCTTTTCCTTACCGCTCGGTTCTCATCACAGCGTTAGTTTGTTGCGTTGGAGTTTTCTTATGGAAACACAAGCCCCAAATCCCAAAACCTGTGCTGTTCTCCCCAGCGGAACCCAATCTGGTGAAGAAGTTGATCTCAGCAGGGCTTAAACGAGTAAGACCCAGGCACTTGATAACAGCATATCAAGTGTTTGAATTTCTTCGCGCATAACCTATTTCATATCCTCCCGACGAAACCCCCTCTTTCGAGGAGATAAGACGCCAAGCGACGCCGGATGCTCGCTTGTATTCTTGGGTGTACTCGGGCTGCATGGCTCTTAGTGCCCTGTTTGCGGCCACAGCGGTGTTGTGGCCTCTAATCCGCAAGACTAAGAAGGCGAGTTGGACTGAATATGTCCTAGCACGCGAATTGGACGATCAGTATGATGTTTCAGGAGTTGTAGCTCTACCCACAGGCACAACACTAACAGGTACTCCTTGTTCAAAGTTGACCATCAACGGACCACAACGTGGTACCATGGTTGTAGAGGTCAACGGACGGGAATATACTATTCCTGAGGTGCTAGAATTATTCAACCCTGATGAGAATAAGGTACGTTCACGGATCTTTCCAATCCTCTATACTAATGGAGGGTTGCATCGCCCCGTTCGTAACGTATATAGCCTCATCACGGGATTGGTTCAACGAACCCACAAGATGCCAGGGGCATGGGGTGGAGGTATAGAGTATGATTCGGAAGCCAGGCAACGTAGATGGATTCCCCTCATTAACTCCCACTTATATCTATTTCAACCTGTTGGAGACACCCTCCTACTTAGTCTAGAGGAAGCCGCCAAGTGTATGGCAGTTCCTGGCAAGATTAAGAGAGCTTTGCGTGCAATTGACGCAAACAACGAAGGGAGGACTGTTTTCAAGAAGTCGATGATGATCAAATATGATGAAACACTCAAGCGAGGGGCTTACCAAGACGGTGAGGCCTCCTTGAAGCCTCGTATCATCTCCTTACTTGATCCCACCTTATGCGCCCTAACTATGAATTGGGCTCGATACATGACAACAATCCTACATTCTATTTTTGATGGCAAAGTCCTGGATTTACATACAGGACCAGTACGGATCTTCTTTGCATCCGGAAGCACAGCCGAGGATTTAGATCATATAGGACATGTCTTGTTGACAGAGTGTGCTTGTCCTGTTATAGTCGCCGCCGGAGACGATAGTGTGTTTAAGGAAAACAACTATTTCTACGAAGGGGACCAAGAACAGTTCGATCAATCACAAGATGAAGCTCCCCTCGAGAATTCTCGAGCATGGATGCTGGCCTTGGGTTGCCCCGAAGATGTCATCGACACTCTACTCACTTGTTACTCCATGCCGTATTCAGCGGATATGGATCCCGACGAAAGCACCAAAGTTGCGATCAAGGGGGATCCTGGCTGGCAAATGGCGACGGGGGTGACAACTACCACGGTTCATAGTAGTGTTAACACCATTCTGATGTATTTATATCTCCTTCAAAATCGAGCGGATAACTACGTCAGAAGTATGGAGATGGTTACCGAGTCTGCCAAACAACTTGGATTCACGTTGAAAGGCAAGCGCTCCGAGACGTTATATGGAGTAACGTTTCTAAGAGGATGGTGGGTTCCGGATGAACACTCGGAACCTATCTGGAACCCTCTTCCGTCTCAGGTCCTTAAGTTGGGCAAAATCTTACGAAGTCCGAAGGAAATCTTCCGTAAATTGTCTGACAGAGACGCGGTCTACGCCGTAGCCAGAGGTTTAGCAGCATGTTTCAAAGTTGACCCTGCATACCCTATACTCGGACCCTTCATAGCCTCGTTGAGGAGGCTTGGGGATAAGGTATATTCTGGACGGTCCGCGTCGGACGTGATAGATGAGAGCTATCATAATCGAATCAAACGCGTAAGCGCGGCGGTGGTTGCCTCCCGTGGCCATGTTCTGCAAATGATAGAACAAAGGTACGGATTGACCATCGATGAGGTTGTCGAAATCGAGCAATTGTTCGATCAAGTCACCAGTCTTCCCTGCTTTGTCAGCCACCCCGGGATTTTAAAACTCCGGGAAGTTGATTACGCATAGATTCGCTCTCGAACCCCGGGGCAAAAGTCTCAGTGTGGTCACAGCACACCGGGTTGCCCGTGCATCCCCCCCTGGGATGTGGGTCTAACAAAACTATGAATAAATCTAAGATTAGTAAACGCACCGCCCTTTTGGCCAAGAACCGCAAGAAAAAGGTGAAGGTGTCTCCGTCCTTACTCGCCTCCATGAAAGGAAAGCAAGTACAGTATTCCGTATCTGCCCCGTCAGCTGATCGTTCAGCTGCGACACAAAAACGAGCTCTCAAAGTCTCGAAGAAGATTAAATCTACCGGTAAAGGTCACATCACCTGGAGCCATGCTTTAGCTGAACCAGCTAAGTTTGGGCCAGGGAGAAAGATTCCAGACCACAATGTGAAGATGACTTGTCCTCTCACAGTGTTGGAACATGGAACTT